ACTATAATGGCAGCCAATTTATTCTTTCTATTTCAGCACAAAAATAACTTGTACATTGTGGATAACACCAAAGTACAAGATGTGCCTAAGCCTCGTGAATTGATTAGGCGAGCATCTACTATAGAACAGATTAGAGAGATTGCCTCCACTATGAACATGGAGATTGCAAGTGATACTGCCCGTGAGAGAACCCGTAAGCACACAGAAGAAGGTCGCAAGCGTATAGCAGAAGCCAAGATGGGTGACAAACATCCTGCTAGAATACACGGTCAGTCAGATGACCATCGTAGAAAGATATCTGAAACAATGACAGGCACTAGGCAAGGCGAAAACAACCCAATGCATGGTAGAAAACATTCGTTAGAAACAAGAGCCAAGATGTCTGAAAAGCGGCGTTTGCGTGGTAAGTCAAAACTTATCTGTGGTCCTGAAGGAGTCAAAAAGATACCGATTGATGAACCGATCCCTGAAGGATGGCATCGTGGCACCAAGTATGACCCATACAGACCTACTGATTTAGACTAAATATTCAAAGTTATTTGTGTCTTTATTGTTTGACAAGTATCGTGCGCCGTTATTGATATGAAACTTTTCTGCCATGTCAGTCTTAGGTGATAGAGTAACAATCCTCGGCTTAACTTCTTTATCCTCAGAGTCTGTTCTAACCATATCAATAATCGCATTGACCAGTCTACGCCCTGCTCCTGAGCTGTAAGACCAAACTGTGTACGGAACGATTACATGTTCATCACCGACTTTAGCATTAGTAGTCAATTCTGTTTCCGTCTTCGGAACACTTCTTGTATGAGCCACGCAAATAATTGCCTTGACTTCATCTTCCTCTACCAATCCAAATGCTTCACAATTGTAAGTTGTTCTAAATTCGGCACATAAATGAGGCCGAACCGGATCATCCTTAACATATTTGCTCAACTCTAAATCAGTAAATTTAAATAAAGTTTCCATCATATAATTCCTAAGTATCTTTTGATGCCTTCTTTGACTTGCTTGAAGCCTTCTTCTTTGCGGTCTTTTTTACCGGCTTATTATACTCCTCTATTCCTAATAAGGGCAAACATTTTTCCAACTTAGGATATAGTTTTAGAAGAGTACCGTCTTTCACCGAAGTCAGAATTTTAGCTTCAGCCGAAATAATGCCTTCAAGAATATTTACCCATTGCTGCTCACGCTTCCAATCAGGTAGATTGTTCATATTGCTATTCGGATCTACAAACTGTCTTACTCTGCGCCATTCTAGTGTGAGAGTAGTTTCTCCCATGCCTTCGGGAATATCCTCTTCTAGTTTAGTAGATTCAGGTAAGCCTTCTGGTAATCTCCAATCAGGCTTTTCAGCACCAACACCCATTCTAACGATAGGAACTATTGCTTGATTCTTAGCTCCCCATTCTTTAAGACGGGCTACTTGTCCTTCTGGCTTCTTCTCTTCAAAGACCCATTTGAACCCATCATTTATTTGTCTGAATGTTTTAGACATCAGTATCTCCATTATTATTTTCTTCAGTCAAAATTTCAACTTGTTTGCGTTCAGCAAGTTCTCTTGCCTGTCGCTGCTCATCTGTTTCTTTCAATGTATCAACTTCAATCAACACTTCTCTATTGCTCATAATATTCTCCAGTATCCTTATTATATATACCCGGTGTTAGAAGTCAGATATGACATCAATCATTAGACGCATTTTGTTCTTAATAAAGAAGTTAAGCAATTGACTTCTATCACCGCCTTGTTGTTTCTGGTAGGATTCTATAATGTTATCTTTAATCTCCTGAGGAGTCTTAGATAAGTCTACTAATTGTTGATTGCGGTTATACCCATGAGACATTTCAGCAGTGATCCATTGCTCAGGAGGAGTGGTTTTCCATTCAGCTAATAAAGCCTTTCGTATTGACTTCTGCCTGATACCATCAGCAAAACTATTATCAGGCGAAAGCATATTAGGAACACCATCGCCCTTGTCACCTGTAATAATATGTTCCATCAGAACAGCAGCAGCAGGCTCTTTGATCTTGATCCACTTTCTTTGTGCAGGTGCGTACTGCTTCACGTTGCTCCACTTCTGTAGTTGATTGAAGTCATGGTCTCCTGATAACACAAGAAAAGGTATCTGAGTGCCTTCATCAAACAAGCCTCCGTCTTCTCCTGCAGTCTGAGAGTACTCTGCCAATGCACCAATAACATCGTCAGCTTCAGCACCTTCTACATCGATAACAGGATAAGGAAAGTATTCATCAAGTTCATTACGAATTATATTGAGAGCATCAAAGATAGCACTCCAATCATATTCACTTGCAGCCCTTGCCTTTTTGCGATGACCTTTGTAGTATGGGAATACTTTACGGCGCCAGTAGTGCCTGTTGTCACATGCAATAACTACCTCATCTCCAAACTCTTCAGAGAATTTGTTTTTGTATGCTCGTATTGCATTTAGTATCATATGTCGTAGAAGAGGTACATTTACGTCTACATCTTTGCCGCTGCGTCCTGCCATTTCTCCCATGAAGGAAGCAATAGCTACTTGGTTAAAGTCGATTACCATCATTTTATATAATCCTCACAATAACCATATCGGGCAGTAGACGCTTCCGTGCAGAGAGCTTCTTGCCTCGTACACTGTCAACAAATTTATGCAAGCCATTCTTCCTAGCTGCCATAAACTCTGGCAGTTGTAGTTCAGGCTTGCGTAATGTTTTCTCATAAGATTTAGCATCAGAATAATTATCTATACTGGTACCTTTCACACCTAGAGTACCTTCGTAGTCAGATGCATATACGCCTATCTTCTTACGCTTGACATCATACACCCATACTTCAGATGCACCTATGATGTCAACAGGATTAGCACTTTTAAGATTAAGTTCTTTATACTCTGCCATGAACTTTAACTTGCGTACTAGTTTAGTTTTATCAGTAGGCTTCTTACGGCGAATGCGTACAATCTTCTTAGACTGTTTTGTTTCAAGCAAGCCAGTTTGTAACTGTGCTGCAAAGTCTACTAACTTTTTTAGCATAGGTAGTTTAACATGAGAGTAACCATCTACCAATTGTTGATCCCAATCACCTAGTTCAGCCTTATTGCGTAGCGCCAATACCTCACGGAACTCTGATGCAAGAACATCAATTTCTGTGTATGCTTTTGACAATTCGGGTGCTGATAGTTTACTTGCATCTATCAGAGACTCTACTTTTACATTCTGCCCAGAAATCACATGATGAAATGCGTCTTCTACTGAATCAATAAAGTCTGGAAGATTGTTGCGTACAACTGACAACTTTACTGCGGGTGCCTCTTCCTTATCAGCAACAAAAGCGTTACCTTTATCGACTAGAATAGGTCGCAGGTTCATTAGGAACTCTGTGTGCTTTTCTGTCATGTAGCCCAACTTAGACCACACATAAGCGTACTTTGCAAATGAGTGCAATGCTGAGTCAGGCAACTTAGCGATAACTTTAACATCATCGGCAGGATAGTTTTCCTTCATCCATTTCTTTAGATGAGGAACACCTGACTTATCTGGAACTTCGTAATGTACGAAATACTCACAAGAGCTAAACGCTACCTCACGTTTGCTCTCGTCAGTATATCCTTTATATTCTTTCCAATTAGGTTCCGGAAGAACATGTGTACTGCGTGAACGTTTTGCCATTAGAGGACTCCTTCATTTATATTATAGTACTAATTATAACAGGAGCAACATGACTTGTCAAGCATTAATTCGGAGACCGAATATATTCATTTTGTACTTTGAACTCAATGATTTTATCGAACTTTATTGTTCGCCAGCCTTGAGATTTAGTATCAAAGACAGTAATAATACCTGCTTTACGATCCGCCCCAGTGCCTTTTGTGGCTGGTACTATAGAATCTTGTAGCGTACACTGCATGTCACGAATTGTTCCGTCAGCCTTTTCAAACTGTACTTCGCACTCGTAACGTGTTAGGTAGTCAACTACAGTACCTTGCCAATTTAATTCATTTCTTTCCGGATGATATATCGCCATAATGTAATTTCCTTTCTAGTTCATTAATATAATCTTGCACACTAATAGTGTTTTTTATTTCAGGTATGTCTAAACTGTTTTCACCTACTATTCTTCTGACCGGATACTTGTCTGCCTGATGTATCAAAGTATCGACCCATCTCTGAAAGCTAGAAGGAGGAGTGTGTTCTCCGTACACTCTTCCTACTTGGCAATCAAATCCCAAAATATCAATTTCAGTAGCATCTAGTCCTGCCGCTAACTCTATGGCAGCATGACCGCTGCTATTATGATCCATAAAGCGAGGACAAAACCAATCTCTTTTGGGTTTAAGACCCTGTAAGTTCAAACTTTTAAATCTGAAACAAACTGGTCCTCTGTAATTGCTTTCGTGCAATTCGTATAACATTACATAGTCTACTGCACAAAGATAATTTGGAGTCATTTCTTTGTAAACTTCGTTACACCCGACTGTCACTCCTGGTATTTTATTTAGCGGAATTGGTGTTCTAGAAATTCCGTTACCTATGACAGTTACCTTCACTTACTTTCACTAAAAACTTGTAATAATAATAGCATACAATGTTTCTCCTTGTCAAGCAAAAAATAAAAAATTAGAGTAATTCTAATTTAAGCCGTACTCTTCTGTCTAAAACATTAACATGTTGCATACTGCGTGGTACTTAACTTTTCTTATCAATGAGCCATTCTAACTTTCGCCTAACCCTTCTATCAAGCCGTTGAACATGTTGCATATCGTCATCAGTGATAACCATATCAGTATCTTCTGGCTCTGGCTCTACTTCAGGGACTACTTCAGGGACTACTTCTGATCGCTTTCTGCGGCGAACTACTGGATTAGTCTCTGGTATTACTTCTGGTTCTGATTCTTCTTCCGGTTCGGGTTTTAACAATTCAACTATCTCAGAAATTTCTGCCATCTCTGCCATCTCTGAATCTACTTCATCTTCACTTTCGGTTTCAAGATTAAAATCTTCAGACTTCTCTAAATCTTTTTCCGAAATAAATGCTATACTTTCACCTCGCCTCTGCTTCAGGCTCATATTAGCTGCAATCACTAAAAGAATAGCCAATGGATCAAAAACCAATATTAATAATATTATTACAATCTGTACTGCTTTATCAATAGTTTCTTTGTCCGAACTACCGTAAATCATTTCAGCTATATATTTTATTGGACCCACTTCAACTTCAATTGCAAGTTGGTCTTTTTCTAGTATCAACTTTTCTTCCGAGAAAGAATCAATATTATTTACAGATTGAGTTATTACTTCATTAAGTTGCTGCCGTTCAGCAGCCTGTCCTTGACGAACAGCAATTGCACCATCAGCACCTCGTATCCTATCATAATTCATTAGAGTCTGTACTGATTGATCTAGCTGACTTATAACAGCCTCAGCGTCATCAATTGCTCGCTGCTCGGACGCTATTCTCCTATCAAGTCTTTCGACTAACAAAGTATTATCACCCGTGAGGACGCTGTGTTCAAGGTGTGCTTTGGACAAGAACCCAAAGATTCCTAGTGAGGTAATAACGCTAAGTATGATAACTGCTGAGGTGAAGTATGTACGCAAGAGGGCGTTAGTTGTTGTCCAATTGCGATATATCCAAGAGGCAGTGACTAGTTTAGCCACTTCTAAGACAATACCCATTGCAAGGATAGGAGTTTCGGCCGAGGGGAATATTGCTACAAGACCTACAATAGAAAAATATCCTGCTACTGTAGATACTGCAAGGGCAGAAATTATTAATAATACTATAAAGAACATCTCGGACTCCACACTATAGGTTCAAAATCAGCCAGCGGTTCCTTATTTAATCTTATGTTTAACATTGAGTTTAAACATTTAGGATCTTTACGCTGCTGCCATTGTAATAAAAACTCACCCATCTTAGCATGAGATTTTTTTTCATATTCCGCAATAGTTTCTTTCTCAAGTTGTCCTTCGTATTCTAGGACATACTTCGAGCTACCATAATATTTTTCATAGAGCTTCTGAGTTTTTCCAGAATACCCTATGTAATAATCACCGTTCGGAAAGTATGTAACATACACACGGTGAATTTGTTTTTCCTTAGGTTTCTTCTTCGTCTTCTTCTTTACAACTGCCATCAAGTGTTCCTTCATAATCAGAAACACTATTTATAAAGTCTTCAGCAGTCGTAAATTTTAGATCCGTATCAGACTTTTTACTGAAGATTGCATCCCAGTTATCGCTGTACTTTTTCTTGTCTACTTTGCGTTGGGCGCTGCCTTTCCCGCCATGCCACTGTGCCATTACCAATCTTCCTCTATTTCGTCTTCATCTATAAAGTCATCAAGTGTCGTTTCAATATCCAACTCTGTACCACAAAAGGAACAAAAAGTTACGACATAATGCCTGTCAGACATATCGTGACGGACTTTGTATTCTGCTTCACACTCTTCACATTCTACTGTTTTTTTTATTATTATACTGGACATACTAATACTCCGGCTTTCTCTAAAAAGTTTTTGCCACATCCCTGAGTGGCATCATAGTCATTTATATAGTAAACTTTTGTAATGCCAGTATTGTAAATACTTTTAGCACACTCAATACAAGGAGTATGAGTGACAAAAAGTACTGCACCATCCGTTGATTCTGTACTCTTAGCTACTTTATCAAGAGCATTTCTCTCTGCATGTATTACCTCTGGCTTTGTAGTACAAAATCTAACATCTCCGTTGGGCCACACAATTTCATCTTCACATGCGTTGTCCCATCCTGCAGGTGTGCCATTGTAACCAATAGAAAGAATTCTATTATCTTTTACAATGACACACCCTACTTGCAGCTTTTTAGCAGTAGATAACTTTGCAGTCTCTTCTGCTATCTTAGCAAAGTATTTTATAAATTTTGGCTTCATGCCCAAACATCACTCCAGTTTCCTGAAATAGCTCCTCTTGCGTAATCTGTGCTACGGTTTTCAAAAAAGTTTGTATGCGTTGGTGCATTAATCATCTCAGAGACCCACGGCAATGGATTCTTCTTCATTTTGAAGATGCCTTTGAGACCTAAGCTAATCAGTCTTCGGTCACATATGTATCGGATATACTTTTTAACATCATCTGCTGATAAGTTTTCCATGTCACCTAGTGTAAACGCTAAGTCAATAAACTTGTCTTCAAGCTCTACCATTCTTTCAGCAATAGCATATATCTTGCCCTTTAGATCATCGTTCCAGATATTAAGGTTCTCTTCAATGTACTCACGGAACAATTTAATCATGGACTCGGCATGCATAGTTTCATCAACAATAGACCAAGTAATAATTTGTCCCATGCCTTTCATCTTACCATGTCGTGGGAAATTCAACAACATAATGAATGAAGAGAACAACTGCATACCTTCAGTGAATGCTGAGAAGGCTGCAATGTTAGTTGCTATGGTTGTTTTATCTTGTGTATCATTAGACAAATCTAAAAAGTATTCATGCTTATTAGCCATCGCTTCATATTCAAGAAACTCATTATACGTTGACTCAGGCATACCTAGAGTTTCAATTAAGTGAGAGTATGCTGCAACGTGTAGTGCTTCTCTTGCTGCAAATCCCATTAGCATCATACGGACTTCAGGTTGCGGAAAGTGTGGCAAGTAATTATTTACATACCCACCTGCAACATCAATGTCGCCCTGAGTAAAGAATCTAAAAATGTTAGTAAGAAACCCCTTCTCAGCTTCATTTAGTTTACTTTTCCAATCATTAACATCTTCATTCATCGGTACTTCTGTATGAAGCCAATGAGACTGCTCATGTTTTATCCAAGCATCGTAGGCCCAAGGATAGTTGAAAGGTTTGAACGTAGCTCGTTCGTCTTGGAGTTTTAGTTTTTCTTTTGCCATTGAATCTTTACCTTATTTTTGTTCTTAGTTAGCCTTCACATGCCAAACAAGTGTCATCGTTTACAAGAGCAGTCATATCAAGCTCTTTGATAATCTGCCTTTCTATTTTGTTAGATACTTTATCTGCTTTACCTAGCTTTTCTGATCGGCAATAGTAAAGTGTTTTCAAGCCCTGCTTCCATGCCATGTAGTGAATAGCATGTAGATACTTAATATTAGAGTCTGGTCGGAAGAACAGATTGAGTGATTGTGCTTGGTCAATAAACTCTTGTCGAGTTGCAGCGTGTTCAATAACCCATCTCTGATCTATTTCCATTGACGTTTTGAACACATCTTTCTCCCACGCATCGAGGAAGTTTAAGTGTTGTACTGATCCGTCGTTTGATATTACTGAGGACCAGATTTCGTCTTCTGCCTGTTTAGTCGCCCCAGTTTCAATCTTATTTTTAATAAGCTCCACAAGATACTTATTTTTATTAAGAAAAGCTCCAGATAATGTATCTTGGCGGTAAGCATTAGCCCTAAAAGGTTCAATACTAGGCGAAGTGTTCCCCATAATAATACTACTAGACGCATTGGGAGCAATCGCCATGACGTGGCTAAATCGCTTGCCTCTTCCTTTAGCGTCTGGAGCTTCTCCTCTTTCTTCTGCGAGTTCGGTATTTGCGACATCAAGTTTTCCTCGTATGTGTTTAAACATTCTCAGATTAGTACCCTTAGCTATTGCACTTTCCCAAGGTATATTCTTGCTTTGTAGATAAGCGTGAAAGCCTAATGCACCGACACCAATACTTCTTTCACGAGTTGCTGAGAATTTAGCTCGTGCTACCTGATCAGGTGCATTTTCAATAAAGTACTGTAATACATTGTCTAGCATTTCCGCCATATCTTTTAAGAATAAGCCGTTCTTGCTCCAAGCATCATAGTACTCTAGATTTACAGAAGACAGACAGCAAACGGCTGTTCTATCTTTATTGGTTGGTAAAATTATTTCTGAACACAAGTTAGATTGATGTACTTTGAGTCCTAATTCTTTCTGCCACTCAGGCAAGTGTCGATTACTAGTATCAATGAAGTGAACATAAGGTTCACCTGTTTCCATTCGTAGTTCAAGAATCTTTTGCCAAATAGATTTAGCTGATACTGTTTCTCTGATTACACCTGAGTGAGGGTCAATAAGATTCCACCCATCATCTGCGTTAGGATCGGTCATTGCTCGTTCAATTAGTTCCATGAACCTATCTGAGATGTTGATGCCGTGATGTAGATTCAGACAGCGAACATTTGGATCACCAGTAGGCTTTCTCATCTCCAGATACATTAAAACGTCTGGGTGAGAAATATCCAAGTAAGTAGCGTAAGAGCCGCGGCGAGTGCGTCCTTGGCGATATGCGAGGCACGATGCATCGTAAGTCTTGAGATGAGGCATAACACCCACAGACTTATCATCGGAGCTACGGATGCCAAAACCAATCCCAACGCCCCCGCCCAGCATAGATAACCAATTTGTTTCAGAAAGATTTTCAACGAGACCCTCTGCTGTATCATCAATGAAGTTTAGAAAGCATGAGATAGGCATTCCTTTAGTAGATCGCCCGAATGAAAGAATAGGAGTAGAATACGATAACCAATGTTTACTGCTATAATCATAAAGTCGTTGAGCGTGTTCAGGATTGCTACTGAATTTATTGCTCACATGTGCAAATCTTTCTTGCGGTGAAGTTTCATCTTCTCGCATATAACTTTCTTTTAGCCTAGAGACTCCTAGCTTATCAAACAAAGAGTCTCTTGCATAATCTATTTGTATTCCTAAATATTCTTTCTTTGCCATTACAGCTCCTCTACCGCTTTTGCTACATCTGGAAAATGTTGTCTGAGAACGTCCCAACATTTAGCTGCAACATCGATATGTTCTTGTTGTGTTTCCGGGCCAGTTCTAAGTTTGCAGTAGTGTACCCACGAACGAAGTGTGCCTGACATGTATAGTGTTGTTTCTGTATTACCTTCTGGTAGTACAGCCCTTGCTTGTTCTTTTGCAATTCCGTGGTCTAATGCTGATTGATATACCAACTTAGACTTTCGTATCAATTCTTCTTGTGCCATCTTCCACCATTTAGATAGATCAGCGTCATCTGTTTCTATACTATTTTGCCTGTTCTTTCTATCTTGTAACCTACAATCTCTAGTCTGAAAATTTGTAGAAACTGCATATCTTTGACTAAATTCCTGGAAACTAAAACTACGATGCCTTAAAATCTGCCTAGAGATGTCACGGGTAGTGGTAATCTCCATAGTGACCGAAACCATCTCAAAAGGACTCCAATGTTCGTGTTTTATGAGGTATTTTAACAGTTTTGATGCTGTTTCTGTGTTGTTTTGGTTCTCTGGGTTACTCACTCGTGCAGCATATGCAATGAGTTCATTAGCAGTATTACATCCAGTTATAGCGGATGGTGTAGTCATTCCTATTAGACAAACAGACATCTTAGCATTTTCTCCATTCTGTAAATCGTAGTTCGGCCTCAAGACCTTCGTATGTATTATTGTTTATTATACTACTAATATTGTCTGTTGTCAAGCCTGCTAACACCATATCATTAATATCTTTCTCTACTATGTCCTCTGGAAATAAACAAACCCGATTACCGGATTTTATTTGTTTATGTATTAAACTACATATCTCCTTGTTTCTAGGTTGATTATCAAAAACCACAGTAAAGTGCGTCAAGCCCAACAAGTCAATTTTGTTGAATGCTGAACCGGCGGCTGCTATTGAGTTGTCGATGAACAAACTATCTATAGGACCTTCGACTACGAAGATTTCACGCTTGAGATCAACTACATCCATACCGAAGACAGTAGGATCTTCTTCTTTCACTTTTAGATTGATGTATCTTAATTTTCCGCCTCGGATATCCCGAAGAGCTACACCCGACAGTTGACCATCCATGCGGATAAACGGCATGGCCAGGCGAGGCTGCTTTATATTTAGTGCTTTTGCGTATTTGGAGTTTAATTGTGAAAGATCTCTAATATCGTCAACATAGTACAATCTGTTGTAGGTTGATTCTGGTATCTTTCTAGATTTGACATATTTAATAACTTCATGGTCATCTGACAAGGTGTCTAGTCGATCCATTAAACTTTCAATAAGAGATGATGGCTTATCAAATGTCGGTTTAAAATCGAAAGCGTATTCTGGGTTAGGTTCTTTTTTCTTTATCGTTACTATTTTTTTCTTAGGTTCAATGAATTTTTCTAACACATACTCTTTGTACAAAGTAGGATCAAGTTGTTCTACAAATTTGCCGAGAGTGGTTCCGAAGTCACAGTTATGACATCGATAGAATAATCCATCTTCTTTTTTATAAATGTATCCACGAGCTTTAATTTTACTGCCGGAAGAGTCACCGCAAACTGGGCATCGGCAATTAAACAGGTAATCATCCTTACGCTTGAATCTTTCCAAACGATGAGAAATCATATTTATATATTTCAAATCTACAAAAAGCGACATAAAAAAAACCTATAGCGTGAGTATAGGTTTATTATAGTATAAACTTAGGTGTTTGTCAAGCTGTTTTTTTAAAACAAACTAGAAAACTCTACCCCGTTACCCAACAATGCACCACC